AATTTGTGCCCTTTGTATTCTTCCTATAGATTTTGAAGTTTCTCCGAATATTTTATAATTTTGTGAAGAAAGGAATCTGGGATCTAACGAATTTAACCTAATAAATTTAGAACGAATCCACTTTCCACCTGAAGCTATTAGAACAGATTCTCTCGTGTTATATAATTCGCAATCCGAATTGAATAACGCTCTAAATAAAAATTTGATAGAGCTTGGAGTACCTTTCCTTTCGTATAACTCCTTTGCAAATTTTGTTAGGAACTTCTTATCTGTTAAAGATTCTTCTGGGAAATATTGTAAAAATTCGTTAAAGAAATATTGTTCGAACTGCGATAGAGTTCTGTCTATGTCTTTATAAGAGATTATATTTTTAGTTTCCCCGTAGACATTTCCAGAAGATTCTAAAAATTCGTAATACGCTTGTAAGAACGATACAAAAGTTTGATAATCCTCGTTATAAGGGGTTATCTGATTTTGTGAAATCCTATTCCCAGAAATCCCTTCTCTAATATAAGAAGGGAGTTGTTGAGGTATGACTAAAGAACTTTTTATTGTCATTTACGGATTATATTAATTGTTATTGAAGAGGATTCTTCTGGATCTATAGTCAACATTTTATTCTTACTAGAAGATATAATTGTTGTGTCTGGTATAACGTTAACAGACAAAGTCCCTGATGTATTATTTATTTCTACTGGAGAAAAATTATTTAGAGTTACTATTCCATTTAAGTAATCAACAGTTCCAATATTGGAATTCAAAATAGTTTTTACCCCGTTACTGTAATAATAAGTCCTAAGCGTTCCTACTTGACCAGAAAGTATAACTTTAGCAGAAGCTAATATTCCTCCCCCTCCTTCAATTTGAACAATTGCTTGGGTATAATCTTTTCCTGGATTAGTTAGATTTACCGCAACCAATCTTCCGTCTGTTATGTCAGCAGTTGCAGTGGCTCCAGTCCCGTCGCCAAGGATAGTAATTATTGGTTGCGAAGTATAATTTGCCCCAGAATTGGTTACAACTATAGAATCTACAGAAGTAAAATTACTAGGGGTTTGTTCCAAATATACTTCGTCTCGTATAAGGTTTTCTAAAGCAGAATCTCTGTATTTCACAGAAGATTCAAACGAAACAGAAGCGCCAAAAATATCTTTTTTGATGGGAACCCCGAAATCTAATTTATATGAATTTGAAACTTCGAACGTTGGGTAAATTCTTTTCTGTAGAAATATTTTTTGTTCGTTAGTTAATATAGAAGCGTCCAAATCGTTTACGCTAGAGACGTAATTTGGAATATATATTGTCGATTCAAACGAATTTAAATTTTCTATAGCATAAGTTTTTATGTCTTGTGTTATTTGAGTTTTGATTTCCTGATCTGTTAGTAAAGTTTTTGTTTTATCAACCATAACTTTAACTACAAATTTTACAAAAGTATAATCAACATCTACAATCTCCGGAGAAACTGTCATAACACTTATTGGTTTAATAACGTCTTCAATCAATATTTTTTTCTGCGCTTGAGTTAAAGAAAACCCACCAGAAGGCTTTAAGCTAATAAATATCTTCCCATAAATCGGAGGAGCGTTTTCTTCTCCGTCCCAAACGTTAATTGCATCAATAGGGAAGGCAGTAGAATTTCTTTTTATCAATGCCTTATAATCGTTTGTGGTAACAGCTCTGCCTTGCGAAGAAAAAACCTTTGGAGCCATGTACCTTACAGATTCTGTGGATTCTCTTTCTGTTCCGGAATCAGCTATATATTTTGTATCAACTGAAATTGAAACGAAGTCATCTTGTGGGGTATCTATTAAAACAAAATTACCCGCTTTATTCGCAGAAGTCCCGTCAGTAACCAAATATGTGGCTAAAACTATATTTCCATCAGATAACGCTTTCCCTAAAATTCCATTACCAAAATATATCTTAAACTTGCCATCATAATTTTCGTCAATAAAATAAGCGTTTGTTGTTGGAGTTAACGAAAAGGAATCTTCTGTTAATTTAAAAACTTCCACATATTGATTAGTAGAAGAAGTTTGTACAACGACTTGTAATGTACCTAGATCTATATTTTCGTCTGGTAAAATAAAACTTGAAGAAGGATTACTTTCAGAATTATACGCAAATCTGTAAGTTGTCGACCTACCTTCTTTTATGACAACTTCGTCTATTGTAGCGTCACCGTTCATATCCGTGTTAACGAAATATTCTCTATCAGTAATAAATGTATAATTTACATCATCTATTTTTTCAGATACAAACCTTGAGAATTTCGGTATAACAAACGAAGAAGATTGTAATCCTGTTATAGAAACAGATACGGTAGAAGACGGACAAGAATAAGATCTGGGAGTATATCCCAGAAGTTTTGCGTGTGAGATTACTGAACTTCTTTTGATGGCAGTATCGAGAAACATTTCGTTTACTGCCATATTTAGATAATAAGAGTTATAGTGGGTGTTATAAGCTAATATGTCTAATAACGTAGATAACGCGCTACCCGTATAATCAGCATCTTTTAATACATTTTGATCCCTAAGATAAGCTAATATATTACCTTTAATCTGGTCGAAATCAGTACCAACTAAATTTATGTTTGAATTAGCTCCAGCCATTTTTATTATCCTATCTTAATCTTTCTAGTAACATCGAAACAGTAGTCAGAGTAGTCGAATTCTGTAAATAAAACTTAATATCTACTTTTAATGTGTGTAGATCATCTTCTTGGAACACGTCAACAGTCAGTCCTGTTACTCTAGGTTCGAACGTGTTTATTACGTTGTATATTTCTCTTCTGACGTAATTTGAAGTCGAAGGAGTAAAAGGTTCGAACAACATTTTTCTCACGTTAGAACCTATTCCAGCTTGGAAAGGTTTTTCGTAATGGTTCGTTAACACCAAATTCTTAACTGAACGTATTACTGCTTGTTCGTTTGTGCTCAACATTAAATCCTTTTTGATAGGATGTATATTGAACATAATATCTAAATCTGAGTGTATTATTTCTGTTGCCATATTCCTATTTATTACCTTGTCAGAAGAGTTAGACGTTAACCTGGATAATTCCTCCCAATGGATAATGTCCTCCAACGCTATCTATGTGAGTTCCTGTTGTTATTTGTGCTGGAGTGTTATGTTCCACCAAAGAAGCGCTGTCTGTTATTTTTTCTGCAGAATTTCTTATTACATTTCCTGCAGTTTCGGATATAGAATTTCTAGCTTCTTCAGATATACTTCCTGCTCTTGCTGTTTCCGAGATATTTCCTGTATTTGCAACTTCAGATATTCCAGCTCTGGCAGTTATGCTTACATTTTTATTACAAGATTCAACATAGACAGTATTATTAGCCATTAATATTAAATTATTTGTAGCAAATATCCTAACGTGTCCGTTGGCTGAAAATTCTATAAAACTCCCAGATCTATGTAAGAGCATTACCCTTTCTCCACCAGGGGTATCGTCTATATCAAAATAATGCCCGGATTCGCTTGCCAAAGAACTATTATATGGGTATTGCGAGTTTCCATATTCTAACCCATTGGCTCTTGCACTAGACATTATGACAGGAGTATTCTCTAAATCTTCGTTTCTGGATAACCTACTCGTTGTCGGTTTATCTAAATCTTCTTTTGCAGGATATATGGTTGGTCTTGCTTCTTTTGTTTTGTCGTCTATTGCGTGTATTGGAATAGGTCTATCTAGAACGGAAGCGCCGTCATAACTTTCTCCCGGATCTACGAATCCAGAATTTAAATCTTTCGGTTTATTTTTTTCTCTATTAATTTTCGTATCGAAGAATTCTTTAGAAGGTATAGAAGGTATTACACCAAGATAAAATGGATGTTGAGCGTCTTCTCCGTCAATGAAGAACCCAATTACCATTTCCCCTTCTTTCGGAACTTGTGTATTTTGATACCAATTAGCTGACAAAATCGGTTGCGCCCACAAAAGGTCTTCGCAATCAACGGTTCCGTAAGAACCATCTTTACCCTTTTTATCGTCTTTCCTGTATTCTGTATGCCAACCAAAACATCGAACTTGAATTCTTCCTAATTTCAGAGGATCTCTACGACCCTCAACAATTCCAGTCCACCAAACAAACCCATTAATTCCTGGGAAATTTTTATTATTCTTTAACATACTATAATCACCAATCAAATAAATCAGATTTAATTTCTTTTTCTACAGAACTATCTTGGTATGGATCAAGACCAACCTTCTCTTCGTCGAACATAGATTTTCTTCCCAAATAACTATCTTTAATAAGTTCTAATATAGTTTCGTAGTTATTTTCTTGATCTAATTTATGCCTCAAAGCGCTAATTAAATAATAACCAGTAAAAAACCTATCGAGTTTTTGTCCTTCTTCTCCAGGTTTTCTACTAGATTGAGGAAAATATACAAAAATTATTCTTCCGACTGAAATATACGGATCACCAGGGATAACTATTTTAATTCTATTATATCCAAAAAGAGCCATTTGAGCATACCTATATGGGATACAATTTTCTATGTAATTTCCGGATATCTTAGAACGATTTTTTTGTCCACCTACAGAATCTACGATATAATCACTACTAGCGTTATTCGTTGTTGATGGATATATCTTTATAGTAGATTCTTTATAATCTGAATGTCCTTTGTCTTTTCTGTCTTTTGCAATACTTTTTATCGGTTGATTATTGAAATAATCATCTTTATAAAAAGGCGTTACTTTTTTCTGTAAGTTTTTCCAATAAGTATCGTAATTGAAATCTGCATTTTCGTTCGTCCGTGTTAAATAATTTATCGCCATCATTCTATTACCAAATATTCCTCTTTGATGCGACTCTACGCTATCGAAGGAATTCATTATTTGATAAGATATTATCTGTTCGTACGGATCAAACGGTTCGCCTTTTGTTTTTTTATCAATTTCAACATTTTTCATACCATACCAATATCCAGAACTCTTTTTTCCTCCAGATCTTATAGCAGCCAATGGATTTGTATATTGAAACCTATCTATATCTTTAAATATAGATAATATTGACCTGAACTGATATCCATCCCTATTTCTAAAGAACAAATAATTAGCACCTAATTCTGGACCAAGGTCTTTACTTATGGCCATAGTAGACAGCCAATTAATAGCTTCCAAAGGTTTTAATTTTGGAATAACAACATTAAAATCTTGATAAGTTTCTTCTATTCCAGCGTCGCCGAACTTACTATCGGGTATTTGTAAAAACTTCTTAGCAATATCTTTAACCATAGCAGAAATTTTCATTTTACTATAGGCTTGACTAATTTTCATCCTTTCTGATAGAAATAATTCTTCAGAACAAAAATTTAGCGTAAGATTCTCGTTCGTATCATTACCTAAGTGTCTACCTTTTACAGTATAAATTCTAAAAATTCCTTTAAACGGTTGTGCAGTAATTTTTTCTTCTTTTTTTCTTTTTCCGTCTCCGTCAAAGAAATTATAATTTTCTAACATACCAGAGGTTTCTGGTTTTGAGAATTCTAATATAAGGTATTCGTCTCCAGTCCAAGATAATTGGTTTTGTCTACCAGAAGAATCGCTAAGAACGAGAACGCCAGAAGTACAATTCGAGAATATATCTTCGTAATAATTGAATTCTACAACAGAATTTTTAAAATCCATCGATTTACCATCAGCAGAAACAATAGTACATTTATTAATTTCTAAATTAGTTGGTATTCTGGTATTCTCGTTTAATTCTGCCATAATTATTTTAGTAGTTGTATGAGTTCAGATTTGGCTTGTTGAACAAATTCTTTTTTCAAAATTTTAATTTTTCTTTTTGATTCGTTAATGTCGTTCTCTTTTTCATAAATCGTTACTGCAGGGAACCTAGTGGATTCTTCGTACCTAACATATTCCCCATCTGGAGTTAAAACGAGTTTTGAAATCGAACCAAGAGTTTCAAATTCTTCTTTACTAATTACATAATACGTTTCTTTTGTTCTAGAAGAACTTATCATAGAAACTTTTTTCTGATATTGTAGAATTGGATCTGGCGTTGTCAAAGCGTATTGCAACCCAGTTTTTTCGACCAAAGCACCTTCCTCTTTATATTTATCTTCAATGTATGCATCGAATATTGAATTTTTTATAGGAAAATCGAAATTTACGTCGAATATATTATTAGTTAATAATATGATCCAATGATATGTTTCTTTACCATAATATTTTAAAGCTATATGCTCCGGTCTATCATGATCTTGATACGCATAATCATAATATATTTTCGGATTAGATAACCAATTAGAATTTGATCTAATTTTGATAGCCAAATCGGTTACTAATACGTTATTATAAAACCTTTTTGGAAATAAAGAAAAATATCCAGCCATTTAAAATCCTCTTTCGATATCTTCTTTGGTAATAACTTCCAATTCTTGGAATTGTAAAATTAACCTAGTTTGAACAGGCATACCATCGGTAAACGTCGACCACCCATTAGGGGCATAATCCAATGAATAGTTTTTTAGGATACAAGTTTTTGCGCTTTGAATATTTTTGTTTACTGCTCCTTTATGGATATATTCTATATCAAAAGTAGATGGAGCTGTGTAAAATGTCCCCCAAAGAATATTTGCTTCTGGGTGAGAATGAAACCTAAATGCTCGTATGATTTCCCTAACGTTTTTAGATTCTTTTTCGTTTCTTGGAGTAAAATAGAACTCAAACTGGAACGTCCTGAAATCTATACCCCTAAATAAAACTAATTTTTGGGGATTCATTGCCATTCCCCCAACGTTTAATAACTCATTGACTGTACTTTTGGGGTCTGTAAACGAACCAATAGTTCCTCCTAGAGCTCCAGCAATTTTCGAAGTAAGAGAACCAATGGCCGAAGTTGATTTCATAGAAGATTTTCTTGTACCCTTCGCAATTTCATCAGAACCAGCTTTTGATCCACCAGTTTGAGCTAACCCTCTTCCTAATTTCTGTCCAAATTCTTGTACAGAAGAATTTTCCCATTCTATTGTTTGTGAATATTGCATGGAATCAGGAATATATAAAGAAATTGCTTGAGTAATCCTTTCTGTAGTAGCTTCTACCACATAACCGCCAAGATTACTTCCTCCAGGTTCCAATCCACCTCCAAAGACAGGGTCAAGGGCATTCGTAACCCTATAATTTATGTTTCCTGTTGTTGATGGATAAATATAGTTGGAATCGGGTCCGGTATAATACTTCCCAACAATATTATTAACGTTTATATAAAAATTTACATAATGTCCGTTAAATTTTTTATCATCAATATCTTCTGGATATTTCAGATTAGTAAAATTATATGGATCCCTAATTCCTGCCCCTTCTCCAATCCCTAAAGAAAAAAGGGGGTTTAATGGGTCGCTAGTTGGTATTTCTGCCATTGTATTTTTAACGTTGCGAATAAATATATATTATTTATAAAAGATTTTTGAAGAATATTAAACATGGCAAAATATAAACAGGGGATTTATAAACCTAAAAACCCAGAAAAGTATTCTGGAGATCAATTTAATATTATTTACAGATCTAGTTGGGAATTACGAGTACAAAAATGGCTCGATAATAACGAAAACGTTTTAGAGTGGTCAAGCGAAGAACACGCGATACCATACGTTTCTCCAATAGATAGTAGAATTCATAGATATTTTGTAGACTTCTACGCGAAAATTAAAAAGGCAGACGGTTCCATAGCGATATATCTAATAGAAGTTAAACCTTACGCGCAAACAATAGAACCAACAGTACAAAAAAGGGTTTCTAAAAAATATATTAACGAAGTGTATACTTGGGGAATAAACTCAGCAAAATGGAAATCCGCAAGAGAATATTGCAGAAAAAATGGTTGGGAATTTATTATTTTGACAGAAAAGGATATGTTTGAGTCAAATAAATAGTAAATGGAGAAAAACTATACAACTTACCATACAATAGAATATCCGGAAAATTCTGGAAAATTTTATATATTTAACCCATACGTTATGGGCCAAGGTGCTTGGGCTGAGTTAACGAAAAATAACAAACCAGGAAAAAATGTAAAGTCTCAATTACAACT